CCTGTTATAGTATTTGAACCATTACTATATAGAATATTGCTAGCGCTATATGTATCAGCAAATGTTGATGTAGAAGCTACAAAATCAGTTCCATTAGCCCTAAGTATTTTTCCAGTTCCTGTTGCTGTTGATGGATAAGTAGCAGTACTATATGAAGGATTAGCCGCATTACCTCCAGATTGTAAAACTTGACCTGCACTTCCTGGTCCAACACTTGCTATAGTAGAAGATGTAGCGCCTCCTACAAGTACATCATATTGAGTAACTGAAGAAGAAGTAAAACCTGTACCGGTATTTCCTACTATTCCTGTTGTTGTTGAATTTATACTATTTGCTTCACCTGCCATATATCCTCTATGCTAATGTAAATGTTCCAATTACTGAAGATGCTATCCAAGTAGTTGAAGTAGCTCGATAAATTAATGTCACACTATCACCAATCGCATTATTTACAGCGGTTCCAGCAGAAGAAGAATTTGTACTTCCAATTGATATCACCTGTCCTGTATTAGCTTTAATTGTCAACGCTCCTCCTGTTGCTACAATAAATACAATTGTATCTCCTTCAGCTGGGGATGCAGGTAATGTTGAAGTACAAACTGCAGTGATAAAATAACCATTAAAAGCAATGGCATTAACTGTACCGCTCGTATCTGACCATTTAAAAGCATCAAATCCAGTAGTAGTAACAAAACCGTTTGCATCTACAGTAAAATGAGCGCTATCAAATGCTGCAAGACCAACCTTTGTAGCATCTGTAGATGCAATTGCTTGAGATAGTTGAACCTCAAGAGCCATTGTTGAAGCTCCCGTACCATCCGTTCTTACTGGATTTGTTCCAGCGGCTACAGTTGCACCATTAAATGTTATTGTATTCGCTGATGGAACAACCGGACTTATACCTGTTTGTACATCTACCGCTGTCAATACATCTGGAGGGATATTACTATCACTTACGTTTACATAAAACTGAGACATTTATTACCTATATCCAGAAATATAAATATTATGACCCGCGCTACTTGCTGTTCCTTTACCCCAAACAAGTTGGCCTTTTCTTCCGTTTAAAGTACCAGAACTATAGGACGAATTGTCCGCATGATTTGTTTGAAGATCTATAATCATTGTACCCTTGGAAGGAAGATAATCATTATTGATAACACCATCATAAGAGATGATCACTCCAGTAGTGCCGTCGTTATATATTTTCAATATCTTTATATCATTCTGAAAACCAACAGACGATGTTCCTGATTGTTGTGAAGCGCCATTCATTACTTGGAATGAACCGGATAGAGTCGATGCATCGAATATGGACATTTCGATACATTGAAAAGTGTCTAAATTCATAGAGAAAGCCTTCCTATTGTTATAGAGAAAGGGTTTATAAGAAATTCCCTTATACCCCTTTCCCACATAAAATACTAGTTAATGATCCAATAATTTACAGTAGATGTATCACCATTTGCAGAAGAAAGAATCTGGAAGCTTGTCCCTGGAACAATTGTTCCAATTGAAAGAGAACCAAGTGTTCCACCTGCTGTATTATAAGTTAAAAATATTTTAGATGCTGCAGTAACAGCAGTAGTAGAAACTACTTGTTGCGAGGGACTAGCTCCGTCTAATGCTGCAGAAGTTCCTACAGAATCAGAAGCTGCAGTTGAAGCATGAATATTTAATTTATTTCCAGCCCCATTCAAATTTAAATTACCATTAGTAGCGGTGATATTACCTGTTGTTGCGGTAATTCCTGTCCCACCGGTCAAAGTGGTTGTTGTGGTCAAAGATCCTGGAGTGGTTATTGCTGATGGTAATGAAACAGTTGCTGTTCCGGATGTTGTTACAACTGTAACCTGGTTAGTAGTTCCATTAACAGCTACAACCTCGCCTAATGAACTAGAAAAAGCTGTCCAAACTCCTGAAGTAACATTACCAACAGTGCTTCCACCACTTGATATATAAAAAGTGTGTACTGTTCCAGATACATAATCCCAAACAGTTCCAGCTGGGTATAAATCCCCTCCATTTGGAGCTCTATATTGATTACCTATAAAAATTGGTTGTTGCTCTATATTAATTCCTTCATATCCTAAAGGACTAACACTTCCATTAAAATTTGTCATAACACTCCCCTTAAGTTACACTTATATACTCTGTTATCAAAACATAACCATTTGCACCGGAACCACCAGTATTAGAAGATGTAGGTATTCCACTTATATAAGCTCCAGAACCTCCAGATCCATAACCATTACCATTATTACCATCGCCACTTGATGTTCCATTAGTTCCGCTATTAGCACCACCTGAACCAAAGAGTGAATTAGCTCCTTGACCTGTACATGCAAATACTTGTCCTGGACCAGCTCCACTGTTTGCCCAGGTACCAGTAAGACCTTGATTTCCGTTAAATCCATTTATATAACTTCCCGAAAAAGTTCCTCCGACTCCACCCAAACTCAATCCACCGCTAGAGTCAATAGAACTACCAACACCACCAGTACCACCATTACAAACAAGAAGAGCTCCAAAAGAACTTGTTCCACCTGTTGTTCCCGTAGAAGAACCAGATCCACCACCACCACCAGTACCTATAGTTACTGTTTGACCATTAGCTTGAGCATACGTGAATAAACCTAAAGCGTATCCTCCAGCTCCTCCGCCTCCTCCAGCTGATTGACCTGAAGTAGTTGATGCAGCGCCACCGCCGCCGCCACCAGCTCCAACCACCTGCACTATACAGTATTTCATTCCAGTAGTAGCGGTATAAGTTCCGCTTGTTAGAAATTTTTGTATATTTATTGAAGTAAAAGGACTTATGGCCAATTGAACGAATCCACTCACGTCTACGGAAAAGTCTACATTTGAAAACGTCGACACGCCATTTGTAGCATCATTCCCAGATGCTGCTGACATTGCTGTCTTAGCTGTAATAGCTATTGTGTTTCCACTTCCACTAGTCTGTATAGGTCTATTATTTGATGTAGAGCTATTTGGCCCCCCAACAACAAAAAGATTGTTGGATGAAGCCGTTGCCGTTCCTGTATTCTCTGTGAAGATTAGATCGGTAAAATTAGTAGTGAAATCAATGCTATTAGTCGATCCAGTTATCGTTACCGATGAATCTGTGGATGTAAAAGTTATTAATCCATTTGCATCTGCTGTTACTGGAGACGTTCCATTAGGGACAGCGATATCAACAATATCACCTGTAGAAGAAGTTTCTAAAATCCAATTTCCCTGTCCTGTAGTGATCCATATTTTAGCACCAACTCCATCCCCTTCTTGCCATTGTGTACCTGGTTCATGGACGTCACTAAAATTAGGCGCCCTTGTATTTCCTCCTAAAAAAGCAGGTTGTTGAGGAATATTTATCCCCATGTAACCCAGAGGATTTGATGAATTGAAGTTGGTCATTATGCTACCTTTTGATATTGGTAATTATCTCTGATTAAATGATACATAGCAGCACCAAGACTTGGTGTAACACCTTTTATCCACTGATGGTATTTATTGCTTCCGCTAGTTTTTGGTCCCACAGCCCCTTTTCTAAATATATCGTAAACAAACTTTGGAACTCCGCTATATGAATAAACAGGGCCTGAATTTGCACTATCTTTACCCATAAATTTTACAAGTAAATTTCCAGTATCATAATCATATTTAAAGCTATTTATATTGCTGGAAGGATAAGGAGCAGCATCTAATTGTGGCATTGTAGATGGAAATTGCTCTTGTCCTCTCAATTGCTGAATTCTATTTGCGACATGTTCCATTACTTGAACTAACAAAGTTTTCAAATCAGGACTTAAAGGTTGACCTCTTTCAGCAACAAGCATCATCACTTCTCGTAATGATTCTTTTAGGTCATTTATTTGTTGTTCATTTTCGTTCATTCAAATCCACCATGTAAAGCAGCTTTACATTCATCACATCTTTAAAATTTTATCGAGTGCAGCCATCAATTGAGAATCAACATTGGATACTTGTTGAAGCGCCTGTTGTTGTGTTTGTTGCATCTCTGGTTGCATAGGTTGTTGTTGTGTTCCTTGACCTCTATTCCCGAATATCTCAAGTATGTAATCTATAAAATTCTTACCTTTCTGTTTTTCTAAATCCTTAATCTTCTTAGAAAAAGCACTAGAAGATTTTAGAATTGCGGCAGCAGCATCAGGAGATTGACCATTTTGCATTATTCTTGCCAAAGCCTGAGCGATATCATTATGGTTGGTCTCAAAATCTTGTAATGGATCTTCTGATTTTGGTTTTTCGCTTTGATTATTTTGAGGTTCTTCAAGTTTTCCACTCATGAAATTTCTTACTTCATCAATGTTGTAACCATGATCTAAAGATCCTTCAATAAATTTCCCAAATCTCGGATCTAACTTTGAAAGACCTTTTCTCATTAAATCAGCAGGAATATATTTACTTAAAAATGGAAGGGCTCTTTTTGCTAATGCTCCACCTCCTGAAATAGCGGTAGCAGCAGAAATAGCAGAACCTAGGACTTTAGTTGGAATTTGTTGATGTCTTTTTATTTCTTCATTAGCTTTTTGGTAAGGTTGCATTAATCCACCATTGAATCTTTATCTAAAAATTTAAATAACCACAAATCGCTCAAATAAGGAATTGCACTTCTTGGTTTTCCCAATTCTTCAGCTTGTCTATCGTTTAAATTTAATTTTTTTCTGTTTTTGTTAACGTAATCTATAAAATATTCTGGATCATAACCTTTCTCTTCTAGAGCTTGGTATATGGCTAATGGACTTCCTTCTTGACCCATTTCTTTAGCTATATGAGGAGTCATTTCTTTTAATATTTCATCGGCGTTGAAATCAGATTTCACTATCCCTGTATGAGAAAATTTATCTTTTACATTTGGAATTTTAGACATCAATTTATGTAATGATGGGATTTCAGAAATTGGATATGCCGTTGCATAAGCTCTTTGAGGAGAAAGTTTATTTACTCCTATGAGAGTATCTGCAAAATTCCTAAGATCTCCTCTTTCCTTAAAATTTTCTCTTATAGAATTTAAATTTTTCCAAGCTTGTTTTGGGCTTAAGTCAGGCAATCTAAAATTACCAACCGTTTCTAAATCCCCATATTGTCTAGATATTTCTTTTAATTTATCTCTATATTGTTTATTTGCTTCTTGGTCTGTTAATCCTTGTCCTCCCCTATCTTTAGGAAGTATAGAATTAACCGCCTCATCCCTTAAATCTTTGTAAATATCATCAGGTATTAAAGCGTTTGATTGTTGGCGTTGCTGATCTAAAGCATTTGAAATATCGCTTTGCAATCTTTTTTCATTTTCTCTCATTCCTTGAAGAGCAACGCTTTTCTTTTCTTTAAGGGCTTCTCTTTGGTTAACTTCATTTATTGCAGCTTCAGGATTCCTTCTAAATAATTCAGGGAAATCGCTTTGAGCTTCAGCAACTATCTGATCCCGTGAAGGTGGAATGTATGGTTGTAAAGAAGCTTCTATTCCTTCTCTAGTTGTAACACCTCTAGAAGGTTGTTGTTCAGATTCAGGATTTATACTTCTATATAAATTTTCTTGTCTTTGTGGAGCTTCCTGAGCAGATCTTGATAAAGCATTTGCAAAATTTTGTTGTTGAAGAACTTGAGGAATCGCCTGAACAGCCTGAGGAGATATTCCTGGTATAGATAATAGTTTCGTATATTGTTGCAATGGGCTTAAATTAGCACTCTCATTATTGAACTGCTCAAGTCCTTGAGCAAGTCTTCCTCTTTCAATTTCTTTAGGAAGTTGCTCCGCTAATCCTTTTCCAACACCTGAACCAATTCTCCCAAGTGTACTTCCTGGACTTACTTTAAATGATCCCGACTTAACCATTAGAACCTCGCTTGAAAATCAGGTAAGTTTCCGAAAGAGCCTTTATATTGTGGCTGTGACATAAATGATCCAGTTTGTGAAGCGGATGGATTATTATTACCATATGGAGATGATTTAAATAAGCTTCCTAATCCTCCTCCTATGGTACCTCCTATTGGTCCTCCTACTGCAGTTCCTATAGTTCCTCCTATAGCAGGTGAAAGATTACTTAAAAACCCTTCAGTACCAGGTGATGTTTGCTGATATGAGGTATGAGGTTGTAATCCTTGAGCTCCAATATTGCTTAATCCTTGAGCTGCATTAAATCTTAATTGTTGTCTCATAGCAGCCAACCTTTCACTTAGATCACTTCCTGCATTAACAGCAGCATTTCTAAAACCACTTGAAGAAAGGACTCCCGATCCCATTCCAGCAAATTGTTCTGCAAGATCTGGAATAGTTTGTTCTCTAAATTGACGCAATTCTGGGGCGTATAATTCATTTAGAGCATTTGGGTTATTTTCTAAAATGTCTCTATAGAAATCAGCTGATGTCCCAAAAGCTCCGCCCGCTCCTCTTTGTCTTCCAGCTCTTTCAAGCTGTCTTTGTCCTTTCATCTGACTAGGAGTTAAGTTTGATACCTGCTCATATTCAGCGGGAGTTCCTGTAAAAAAGTCGAATAATCCCATAATAATTCCTATAATTCTTGTATATATTCGATTACGCAAAAAGAACGTGTATACTTAGACTGATTACTAGTCGTAACGATTATGACGTTCGTCCCATCTATATAAAGTTGAATATTATTAGCTGGGTTAGCATCTACATAAGGCAAAGGAATTGCTGTAGTTCCAGGTGGAGGCTCAGTCGCAGCTCCGTATAATTGCATTAGAGTAAAATTTGCATCAAAAACAATGCCATGAGGAATAGTAGATGTTCCTGAATTAGGAAGTGTCCCAGTATCAATTACTTTTCTCAAAATAGTCCTATATTGAGGTGCTGTGCCTTGAGTAATCCCCGAAGAAACTGAAGGAATAAATTGCTTTCCACTAAGCAATTCCTCATCTAAGAACCAACCTATCTCTCTAATATTTACAGCATTTGATATTTTCTTTAGTTGCTCAACAAGAAATTGACGAGCTTCTTCCCAATTTTCTGGACATGTGTCATATACTGGAACATAGCTTTCAAATTGCTGAGAAGTATTCATATTTCAATCCTAAGGAATTGGAGAGTCCAATAAACATTATTAAGATTATTCCCTGTGGCATTTTTAATCTGTAAAATAGTTCCTGAGCTTACTATAATGATATTTGGATTTCCTGATTGGTCTAACATCTGAATTTTAAACGCTGATGCTGTATTGGAATAAACAATAGTGGCAGAATTTACATATAATCCACTCGATGAGCTTGAAAAATTCCCTGTTGTCAATACAGCAAAAGCTCTGGTGATTCCGTTAAAATCTAAAACATTAGATGTTTGACCATTCAAAGGATTAGGAGAACCTTTATTTAAAACTATAGGTGAAACATTATTGGATTGTATAGCTGTCAATGGGGTCGATACTTGATTTCCTTGATCTCCCCTTGTCTTTCCTTTTGAATACTGAATAGGTCCTATAGATGCAATATCTTGATAAGAATATAGTATTGAATTATTCGTGGCATCAGGGTGGGCATTAAGTGGAGGTGTGGTAACTTTTTTATGAAAAGTTGCATTCTGCGAAGTATCATCGTAAGCATAATGGTCTACACCATATACCGAGTTTAATGCCCCAAAATTATTCAGAATATTTCCCTGACTAGTTGATAATAAGTCATTTGGTTGTGGTATATTTGGATTATACATTTTAAATTCCTATTGGTAATTGACGGCCAGCACGTCTAACCCACATTATTTGACAATCTATTTGCACATCATTTTCTTGTTCTATCCCATTTAATTGAGCATTAGACAATGTAAATTCTGTTGTTAAAAAAGATGCTCTAGTTGGGCAGTAAATTCTTTGCCAATTCTTGGTTGATCCTCTATTTATTGAAACGGAAGTTGGGATAACTGAATTAAAAAATTCATCGGGTGAATCTGTCACATCATTGGCGTTTTCTGGATATGTATTTATAGGTTGGGAATCATTATAATCTGCATATACATTCATCGTAATGGCTCCATCAGAGGTGTTATTAGCCAATACGTCTATATAACCTAATTGGATAGTATTCCCTTCTTCAAGAAAGTTAAATTTCTTGCTTTGGATTACAAATCCATCTCTTACCAACATCATTCCACTTCCGTTGTAGGTTCCTGACTGAAACAACACAGGTTCACTAAAGCTTTGTGTATCCATTGAATATGAATAAATAGAAAAGGTATTGGCATTTATACGTGATATACCAACCACTGCATTATTTAAATATGCGTAATCTCCGGACATATTTACTAGTTGTACAACTTGTCCATCCGCTGGGATTTGGTTAGCACTACTTGCTAAATTATGATCCGTGCTAGTGATAACGGTAATATTGCTAGTTCCTGAACTGATTGCAGAAATATATAAAGTAGGATCATTTTTGACTTTTTGATCTAAAACTAAAATAAATCCTTGTTGGTTTCCTGCTACAATTAAAGGAAATAATGCAGGTGAAGTTGCCCATTTAAAATTCGAAGAAGCCCAAGAAAAGTTACTTTGAACCCAAGATCTAGCTCCTTGATCTTGAAAATTTCCAAAATAGGTAAAACTATCATTAAATATAGCCCATGAATCATTTTCGTAATTATAGACTAGCCTACGATTTGGATATTTTGGGATATACCCATCTTTAACGTAATCATCGGAAGTAATCGGATACATCCAATAAGCTATTCTTTGTTGGAAATCTCTTATTCCAACTACTCTATCGTTTCCATGATTTTGATTTTCAATAGAGAAAACAAGATCTGGAATCTTAATATCAATAGGAGCGCTTTTGAAAGAATCACACTCAACAATGGCTTTATCACCAAATCCGACTAATGAAGTGTCAAATTGTACTGCACTGAAGGTGCTTTCAGTTCCAAGTTCAGCATTTACCCTTTCTATTTGAAAAGGAGCAATAGACCTTCCTGTATAACGAAGTTGCCATGTGCTTCTCTCGCAATAAATGACTAAATTATCTCTGACAACACCAACTGATATAATATCCTGATTAGTGGGAATATCTAAAAAACCACCATTTCCTCGAATATCATCTCTCCAAGAATTCGATGTTAATGGGCTTCCTATTGCGGACCATCTAATTCTTTGTCGATATTGAATTGTAGAAGGATCTGTTAAACTAGGGCCTTCAAATGTATTGAAAGCTAGAAGTCTTCCTCTAAAAGGAAGAAGAGCTAAGCATTGAGCTAAAACATTTGATGAAGCATCTATAGTAGGAGCAAAATCAGTCCAGGTAGATCCGTCAGTATATCGTATAGGATCTCTTGTGCTTTCTGTGATATTAAAATTGGTTACCCAAAATAATTTAACATTACTTGCGTTTACCCAGTAATTTGTTCCCCAAAACAGCTGATAATCAGCTCCGTTCCATGTTTTACTTCCAGCTCCGGAAATATATTCTATGAAATTGCCTGAAGAATATTTATAGGAATATTTGCTATCAAAAAATATGGTCTCTTCATTATTTTGAGAGTCAATTTCTCTTGTCAATATACCACACACCGGAAGATTAGAAGCGATATATATACTATTTATTGTTCCAGCAGGAACCCCAGGATTAAAATGAACATCTCCGGTAATATAGTTAATCGAACCTGTTCCCGTTGGAGTTCCAACTAGGACCCCATTTTTCATAGGATCACTATATTGATTGGAATTGTATCCAATTTGTACACCCCCAGGAAGAATAGATAAATTTGTTGGTGTAGATATACCTAATGCTGTCCAAACATTCCCATTTCCTGATCCATCAATAGCTAATCCATCGGTGGCAGTACTAAATAATCTGGTAAGTCTCCCTAATTGGTTACATCCTTTCTTTCTTTTTATTCTTTCCCTCCAAACAAAAGCATTCTGCAACACTGGATATGCATCGTTAGGAAGAATAAATTCTTCTCTACTTTGAATAAGTCCTGTGCTCATCCCTGCAATTTTTATTGGCTGGTACTTTCCCATTCTACTTCTTTCTTAAGTGTTTTAAAGTTTCTGCCAACCTAACTTCTTTACCCAATTTTCCCTTGGCATGTTCTTTAGATTTTAGCTTTGATTCTGGGATTTTTTTATCCATAGGAACACCAAGTTTCTTGTGTAATTTCCCTTTTGATTCGGATCCAAGTGCTTTTTGTATCCATTTTTCTTTAGCCATGTTTTTTAGCCCCTTTAGATTCATGTCTTCGATCTTCGAAAGATTGCTTCTTTGTAGATTCTTTACCATGTTTCATACTTAAGGATTCATCTTTCTTATCGGATATTTTTTGTTTAGCTATCTTGTGTAATTCAGACATATGTTTCTTCATTTCAGACATATGATGATCCACCATCTTCTTATGATGTATATGACCTTCATGATGTTCTTTAGATAACTTCTTCATTTATCCTCCATAAGGGAATCCCCAACCTTGGTTCCAACCTTGTTGTGGCGTAGCCCCGCTAAATATTGTTGTATTTCTTTGACCAATTTCTTCTGTTCCTTGTCTCTCTAAAACAAGTGCTTCTTGCCTTTTAAAACCTTCCATTAGTGTTTCTATGCTTTCTTGATCTTGTCGTTCCCTAGCTATTTCTAATGCCGCTCCATATGCAAGATATTGCCACCATTGAAGAAGTATCGGGCTATCTGAACTTGAAAGAAATTGAACAGGGGTCATATATGTTTCTACTTCAATTTTGTGCACTAATTTTGGTATAGGTCTAATTTCAAAATAGTTATTCCAAAAAAGAAGTGAATAAGGTCTTCCAGTTTGATATTGGGATACAAATAGATTAAAAACTTGACCCGAAGCCGGTGTGACGTTTGCTAAGGAGAAATCTATTGTAAATTCACCTGTTACATAATTGACTGTTCCAACTTGTATCTGCTGCTCATCACCTGGACCTAAAGAGCCTGCTGGGTAGGAATTATTCACGTTGAACATACCCGAAACATTTTCTGTAATGGGAGGAGTAGAGACTTGGGAAACTGCAAATTGGCAATATAATATTCCGTTTCCATCATCTGCTACCCTAATGGCTTCACCATTTGTTCCAAGACCCCCTAAAGTCACATTCTTTGGAAGAAAAGGTATAGTCTGGCAAAAGAAATTATATTTTTGAGTAACTCCATCTCCTGAAATAGGATTAGAAAGACTCGGCCATCTAGGCCACATTTTATAAAACTCATTACGATCTTTAAAAAAATACCCCTGAATACCATCAACATATATCGGGGATCTTATTCCTTGATTAAAGTTAACGTTAAGAGAATATCTTCCTTGGTAAGGAGATGTATAAAATGTGTAAACGCTCCTCATCTGATCAAGTTTTATTCCATACGGAAAGTCCGATTGGTAGAACGTATTGATTGCCTGATCAATAGTATCTGTAGTCAATTGACTTTCTGCAGGAGAAGCCACTAAACGACGAATCTTCAATCTTATTGCATTTAATGTTGAATCAGGAGGAGCTATTGTCATAATTACCTACTAAAACGAGATTGGTACAAGTTCGTGCAATTTCAATGGTGATTGATCTTTGGTCATAACTTTATCATTTACAACTCTATCTGATCTTTGAGCTAAACCCTTATGATCATTTACTTGATCTACAAATCCTTTTGGCAACTCATAAGTATATCCTGGAATAAGATGATACATACGAATTGGTTCACCAGCGTATTTCATATATGGAGTAGATAATCTTTCGTGATTTCCTCTATGATTTATATATCTAGCTTTTACCATTCGACTATCTTCTTTTTTTTGTTTCTTCATCTTCTCTTTGTTTTCAGGTGTAAAATCCTTAAAATCATCATCAGGAACTGAGTTTTGAAGAGTGTTGATCAATCCGTGTTCTTCTCCGAATTCTGTAACCATTACAACGTGTGTCATATTTTCCTCTCTTTTGTTTTTCAATTACCAAAATTATTCAAATTTTGAAAAGGCACTCTTTGCGTATTATTATTTATCTGCAAGTTTCTAGAACCTGCAGGGCTTAAAGAAGCTGGTTTTTCTACCTTACTTAAGGTAGAAGGAGTTGTAAAAGCATCGAAATATGTCGAATCAATATCGGTTGTAAAATCTAATCCATTAATGCTTATTATCTCAGCCGTTAAACCATTTGCTTGAATCATTCCATAAGGTTTAGGGACAGTCAAAAAAACTAATTGTCCTGGTACATACGAATTCACTGCTGAATTAACAACAGTTATAACCATACGAACATTCTGACTCATATTAGATATCAATAATGATCCTGGTATAACTAAAGTACCTGGTAAATATGTATTAGCGTTTGTCATCTCTACCTTTTAAATAAAGGCACATGCAGGATTTGCGCCTACGACCTCATTACAGATTTTAACTTGTAATGCGCTCTACTAACTGAGCTAATATGCCAAAAAGGGCAAGATCCTAGGATCTTACCCTAATACTATTATGTATTTTCCATCTTGTATGCTTGCCATACAATCACGTCTCCATTAGAACCAGCAGGCGACTGGGCTCCCGCGGCCAAATAAATATATGGAGTGAATTGACCGGTGTGAAATGGCTGCAATGTAAAATTGTAACCTGTTTGTACACCTGTCATAGGATTATAACTAGTTTGAGCTCCAGCAGGCGCCAAAGTAGCAAAAAGTGTAGCTGTTGGAGACAAAGTACTTGCAGGAAATGCAAACGCTGAGAAAGCAGATGAGTCAATATCTAGAGTCATATTATATGCTCCAATATTTCCACTTGCTGATACAGCGTTAATCGCCAGAATAGTTCCTGTCAATTGGTTGGCTTGAGTCATTCCAAATGAAGAAGGAACGCTTAAATGAACCTTCATACCAACTACGTAATATCTATTAGGATTTACAGATGTTGAAACTACAGCCTGACTTGCTTGGCTGATATTAGTAATATACATGTACTGAGGATCTACCGCTTCATTAGCTGAAATACGTCTTGTATTACCAGCTGTTGCCGCAGTCAATCCATTACCTGCAACGTTAGCTAAACCTAATAAAGTATATCCCGATCCAGAGGATGAGGATATTTCAAATGTCATACCACCGATAGTGAGATCCCCTGTAGTATTATAAATACGTAGAATATCTCCATCAGAATATGAATTTGTTTGTGTTACGACAGCAGGATTTGCTTGAGTAATACCTGTTATAGCAGCGGCAGCTTGTGGTTCAACCACAGGACTTGAATTCACATAAGTGAATCCACCAGAAGTAACTTGTGTCAAATTCATCGCATTTGTTGAATTTGTTTTAAGCCATTCGATAGCTTGTCCAGCTGGAGTTAATCCATTATACCATTCAAACATAACTCCCCTACCAGTTGATTGAGTGGTAGCTAATTGAGTTAAGTTTTGAACTCTGAAATAATCTGCAGAGCTTGGAAGAGGAATCTTAACACCGACACCAGTCGAAGTGAAAGATCCTTGAGTAACGATTGTAAAAGCCATGATCTTTCTCCTTAGTTTAAGGTAGCGGTTACATTTAGACCGGAGATCCAGTTTTGGTTTGTAATCGCACGAGCGATAGCAAACTTAGCATACAACTGGCTGTTTTGTGCCACTGATGAAACAACATAAGGAGGACGGTATCCGAGAATAGCCGTATATACGTTTTGTTCAACTTTAGCAGCCGCTTCTAGCCCATACATTGGGATGGTATAAACAGTATTACCATTTAAAGAAGCCCCTGGAATCTTTGCGGCTTTAGAAGACACAAAGAATCTAAAACGGCTCACAGAGCAATATTCTTCTGGTCTTAAACCTTCTTGATGAGGATAAGAGTTCTTAAGAATAACTCCATTTACGTTCTGCAAATCTGAAGTAATATCAGTGCTTGCAAGAGCAATAAATGAGTCTCTAGTTGGGCTTGTCATTCTGTTACCACCTATTTCTAGGCGAGTAAGTCATTTCTGCTTACTTCTCGGATTTCATTTATATTCCGAGTTCAGACTATCGCATACACTTTTTATAGCGTCCTCAGGATTTAGTCGTTCAGGCTGTATTGAGAAAAGATTTTGAATCTTCATATAATCTTCATTAGAGATATCAATATATTTTATCTCTGGTAGAACTTCTGGAATTTCTCTATCTTTAAACATAACTTGCCCCTTGTTAACCTCCGCTTACGCAGCCAGGCACTCCAAGTCAATTACCCAAGGTTTTATTTCGGCACACACTTTACCGAACTTATCCATAGCTTCATTAACAGCAAGCATTGTTCTAGCATCATTACCGAGAAGAATTCTCTCGATATTATTAATGCTAGCACGGTTGATGTTACTTGGTTGATCTCCGTTACCACCGCCTACAGCGTTTATATAACTTACGCTGGAAGCGTAAAGGTCTCTCATTAAGAGATCTTCTTTTTCCCTTAACCCATGTCTGTTACTTGTTGACTTAAAGTCGTAGTTTCTTTTATTATCTCTAAATAAAGGACCGAAAAACATGAAAGATTTCCTACCTTATTTTGCCGGATATGTTGATGGCGATGGGCATTTTAGATTTAGAAAATACATTCAAGATGGATACGAATGTTTTAATTGCAAAATTATGATAACTTCCACGAATGAAGAACCATTTAAGTTTTTTAAAGAAAAAATTGGTGGTTCCTATTACGCAAAGGTTAAAAAAGAAAGCAATTGGAAACAAGAGTTCATCTACACTCTTCATATAGGAAAAGAAAAGTTTAATATTATTTCTGAACTTGGGAATTTTCTTATCGAGAAAAAATCTCAATTTCAAAATATTGAAAAGTTTCTTTTTGGAAATAGGGAAGAAAGAATTTCCATAATCGAAGAATCTAAAAAACTTAGAAACTCTGATTTTTGCACTATTGAACATTGCAATCGAATTAAAAAAGTCTGCAATTCTATAAATCCTTCCAAAGAAGATTTTATTTATCTTGCTGGATTTATTGATTCTGAATGCTGCCTTACTGTTACTAGAAAAGTTCTCAAAACTAATTCCGTTAGTTTTAGTTGTCACCTTCGTTGTGCTTCCACTAAATTTCCATGTATCAAATTTTTGGTTGAAAGATTTGGAGGATGTATTTATTTCAAAACTTCTAAAAATGATGAATGGGCTAATTGCATTCAATGGCAACTTACCGATAAATCCCTTGAAAATATCCTTCCAAAGTTCAATGAATTTCTCATCAATAAAAGAGATCAATCTAAGCAAATAATTGCTTTGAGAGAAACTTACGTTTCTAGAAAGTTCCCTAGAGATAAAGATTTCATTTCCTATTACAACCATTACACACCCATAAGAGAGTCAATATATTCTAAAGTTAAATCCCTTAATAAAAGAGGACTTTAAGCGGGCTGGTCATTTCTGCCAACCTCCGCAATTTCATCTATATTTGCGGATCGGACTATCGCTTGACATCTATTACTAGATGCCCCCTTGGACTTAGTCTCTCAGGCTGCACAGCTTTCGCTTGCTTGCCCCTTGTTAACCTCTGCTTACGCAGTCAGGCACTCCAAGTCAATCACCGAGGGTTTAAGGACAGCAATTAAGCGGCGATGGCATACTGTCCGAGCAATGCAGTAAACTTAGTGAGAACCTTATCATTCTCATACAAAGTAACTTGCTCATTGACTACAACTGTCTTAGCGTAAATCTCCATTGTAGCATCAATATCTGTACGAACGACAACTTCAGGAGCTGGATCAATACCAGAACCATCGAGTTGACCGCCATCAGTAGATAGACGCTCATAA